CTTCGCGGCGGCTTCGGCGTCAGCGGTCACCTTGGCGGCGGCGTCAGCAGCGGCTTTGGTTTCTTCTTCAGTGGGCATGGAAGAGCCTCCAGGGTTCTTCGAGGGGATGACCCCGGCGTCGAGCCGAGGGGTGGGGTGGTGCAGTCTCACCGTGCGGTGAGGACAAATGAGGGGGGTTGTGCTCGACCCGGCACCAGGCCGGGAAGTAAGTAACTTAGTAACTCAGCGGGCGCGCCCGACCTGCTCGCGCTGGGGTTGCCGCTTCGCCGAAGTCGAAGCCACAAGCTCACGAATCTTCCCCTGATACGCGCGCACCTGAGCCCCGGCCTTACGCTCGGCGGCAGGATCCAATGCGACAGCCTGCGCCCTCTTCCAAGACCGCACTTGACGCTCCAAATACCGCAGCTTCTGACGGGCCGCATCACCGGCAGGGTCCGCAGTGTCGTGCATCGGCTTCGTGATGCCAGGCTGATAGGCGCCAAGCGAATGTCTACAGCCGGGGTGAAATAGCCCGGCGGCGGTAGCCTCCGGCAACGTCCCTGCAACGACCGCACCACCGGACCCGTCAATGGTGCCCACCGTTGCGCCGGACAGTGAGAGGACCTTGCCCTCCCAGGGCCTGCAGAGTGGACATTCCTGCGGTGCGTCGCTGACGATGACCAGGTCCATGCCGTACGCCTGCAGGCGGTCCACGTGAGCAGCGACGGCCGCGTGAGCCGTACTGGTCCGAACCGCCATTTCGACGTAGGACGCCATGTCCCACCCGCGGCCGCGCGTGTCGACGAACCCCGTCACACCCTTGCGGGCGAACGTATCCAGGGCCGCCTGTGCCGCCTCACGACGCGTCAGCGTCCCGAGCAGCACCTGAGCGGAGGCATTGGCCACAACCTCGCGGTACAGGTCCATGGTGGAGCGCAGGATCCGGGGGTGCGTGCCCACAACCTTCGCCGTGGTCTCCTCCACCAGGCGGGCAACAGCGCGCGTCCCCGGCAACGGGTCAACCACGTCGGCAAGCGCCCGCTCCAACACCCCTGCCAGGTCGGTTGCTGCCACAGCGGAACCACGGTTCCAGGCGATCAGGACAGCCTCAGCCACAGACTGCCCCGCCGCCTTCTCCAACTGCACGAGGAGGGCCTTGGCGCGGGCCTGGATCAGCTGCACCTCGAGGAGCTTGTGCTCGGCCCATTGCGGGCCGTCGATGCCCTTCACCAACGCCTTGGCGATCCGCTCCAACAGGACCCGCTCAGCCTCGGTGTAATGCACGACGACACCCGCGGCCAGGCCGGTGGCGAGCTCGGGTGAGACGGGCATGACGTTACGGTACTGCCGGACCCGCGAACGGGGCAGGCACAGCCATGCCCTGCTCCGCCCGGATCAGGGCAGCCTCGACCTTCACGGCATCGGCATCCAGATCGGGCTGCATGATCCTGACCCGCGTCTCCGTGGACGCGGCCTGAGCGAGCTCCATGGCCTGCACCGACTGGGAACGCACCAGCAACGACTCACGCGCACCATCAGGCCACGCCAAGTCAATATCCTCACTCACAGCCGCCCCACTTCGGAACACCAACGCGTCCAGCTGAACCAACGTCGTCACCAACGGACCCAACGCCGCAGACCAGTGCCGGATCTTGGACCCGCGCGTCTGCAACGAGTCCTTCTCCCGGGAGTGAATCTCCGTGGCTGTGGCCGAAACCTCATCAGGCATCCCGAACGTCAACGGGGAGTACCCGGTCATCCGCAGCACCTCACGCAATGCCGCGTTGACCACCCCAAGATGCTCCTCAACACGGATCTTGAACTGTTGCGGGGTGATCTGCTTCTCGTTCCCGTCCGACGGGGGCATCGACAACGGGGTGAAGATCTCCTGGTCTGCGTCGAACGCGGCACCCATGCCTGCACCCAAGTTCTGGAGCATGTACTCCGGGACCACCAGGCGGCCCTTGCCCAGCCTGACGTCCCGCATCAGCGAGCTCCACGCCTCATCAATGTCCGTCATCAACGGTTCAACACCGGCCAGGTCAGGCTTCCCCAGCTCGCACAGCCCAGGCTTGGCCCGCCACGCCGGCATCGGCCGCGCGTTCGGGACGTAGGCCGCGGTCAGACCCTTCACCCCAGTGCCAATGCCACCCTCAGCGTCAACCAGGGCCGCGTACGCCGCAGTGTCCGGGTGGTCCTCCAACGGCTGCGCCGACCCGAGCTTGTCGGCGGTGCCCTTGTACAGGCCGTGCAAGATCCGACCCGGCTCGTGGCGCTCGAGGTGCCGCCACACGGCCTGCTCAGACGTGCCCTCCGGGACGGCCAGCTTGTCCCAGAACGTCACCCCAACCATGTGCCCCCACCGGAAGTCCGGGACCGCCCGGTCGGCGTCAACAATGTCGAGCATCACATGGTCGGCGACATCCTTGTCCCAGACCAGGCGCAGGTACACCCCGCCCAAACCGGCGGAGTAGAACGCGCCCTCGAGGAGGGCGGAGTGCGTGCCGGGGGTGTTTACGATCCGGTCCAGGCGGGTCTTCGCTACGTCGTTGCCCTGTTTGTCCGGGACGGTGAACATTGGCGGCGCGGCAAACAACAGTTGCGAGGACATGCGGCACAAGTCTGCGGCGACCGGCAGGTGCCGGCGGCGGTCTACCAGTCCGGCTTGCGGCTTCCCCCAGAATGCGCGACTCGCGAGCCCGAGCAAACCGCCGGAGTACTGCGACGGCCTGGCCTGCTGCTGCTGTGCCTGCCAGCCACCGTAGACGGCGATCAAACCTGCAGGGTCACCGACAACCCAGGCATCCCAAGTGCTCATCGCAGCCAAGGCTTGGTCGTACGGCTTCGGGGGCCAAGGTCCACCGGTGGGAAGGCTCATGCGGCTACTCCCGTCGGGGTCTCGGTCAGTCGGATAGCGTTCTGCCACAACACCTGCGTAGGAACGATCGAATACCTCCACGCGTCCGCACTGTCATCAAACCCAGCAGCCTTGTTCGGTGCGTCCAAACCGCGAGCCGTGGCTTTCGAGTCCCACGCGTACATCGGGATCTCTTTGATCAGATGGATGCACGACGACGACACGACCAGCTTGTCCAGCGCAAGGAGTGAGCTGATCAGGGCGATACCAGGGACCACGGGTGACGTCGCCCCGGCCACGTTGCTGTGACCGTCACGGAACAGCTGATTCTTGAAGTGCGCCGCGGCGGAGTCCACGTAGATCCATTCAGGGTTGCGCCACGCATCGGGTTGTGACGCCAGCCATGCCCGGAACGACCCGGACAGTTCGGCGTCAGTCATCGCAGGAGGCGCCCACTCGTCCAACGTGACCAGCCGCGGCTGTGGTTCGTCGCTGATGCCCAGCAGGATCCCGCGGGTCGGGTGGTTGAATCCAACGTCGACACCCGCGCTGATGACACGGGCGATCTTCGGCAACGCGGACGCAGCGACCACGTGCCGGCCGGCGTCCCACCCGTCGTAGATCGCACCCTCAGCCACGCACCACGCGCCCTCGACATGGCGGCGGTACCAGAGCCCGGTGTACGACCGTTTGATCCGCTCGACGTACTCGGCACTCAGGTGCGGGTTGTCGCTCAGGTTCCAGCTGACGCGGTGCAGGTCCAAAGGCTGGTCCGGGTCGCCTTCGGTGTAGTCATCCGGGTCCTTGACCATCGTCCGGCTGTCTTGGTCGATCCACAGGCTGGCACGGTCGAGCCACTTCTTTTTCAGCCAGTGCTCAGGCCCCTCGGGGTTGCTGGACAGCCACAGCCGGGCGCCCACCACAGACAGCCGCGTGTACAGCATGTTGAAGTACGACTCCGGGAGGGTCCCGGCCTCATCGACAAACGCGCCGGCCAGGGTGGAGCCTTGGATCTTGGTCTGGGCCTGCTCGGTGTTCGCGCCGATGATCATGACCTCACGGCCCAGGATGTTCGCCGTGCCCAGGCCGCGGTTGATGGACAGCCGCTCCGGGCCAAGCCACTGTTGCAACGGGACGAGGAGGTTCGCGACGATGGTTCGCTCGGTGCGCCCTGTCATCAGTAGCGCACCGGGCGGGCCTGTGCGGATGAACCGCAACCATTCCAGCAGTGAGGTGAACGTCTTGCCTGATCTGACGCTGCCTTCGTAGGCGGTGATCGACGCGGGCGGCAGCTGAGTCGCGCTAAGCGCTTTCCCGATCAGGGGCTCAACCTGCATCAGGTGTCCCGCTTCCTGTCATGTGGGTCAGCCACTGATCGACGGCTGCGAGGTTCGCGGACGAGTCGTCGTCGTGGACGGCGATCTTCAGGGACCGGTCAACCGCGATACCCGCGGAGGCCATGAGGTTCTTGATGTCGATGGTCGGCGGTTTCTTCAGGAGGTGCTCGGTGTAGGTGTTGTCCTTGCCTCCGATGTTGAACACGATGTGCGGCTGGTCGATCTGGGCGAGCAGGTCGTCGGCCTTGACCAGGAACCTTGTCTCGAGCGCGGCCCGACGCGACTTGTTGTTGGCCACCCG